GCCGCAAAAGCATTCCAAGATACAATCGCACGTCATGGTAAAGAGAAGCCAGCTGCAGTATTGCATGCTCTAATGGCTACTGACACTTATATGGGGTTAAGCGACCTTCACCTAAATCAAGGCAAACAACCAACTGAGACTGAAAAAGAACAGTGGGTTAAATCTCATGAGCATGCCAAGCAGCACCTTGATGAACTTGGAGAGTTCCTACACCATCGCGATTATTGGGACAACCACCAGCATGAAATGGAAGACATGCTGTCAAACTATAAAGAAGAAGGTCAATCTGAAATGAACGAAGAACTAACAGACAAGACACTTAAGAGTCAAGACAAGATTAAGGTTGCACGTATTATTGCAACTATGCTTGGAATTGATAATGCTGAAACATCAGCTAACCCTGACCAGCTAGTTAATCTTGCACTTCGTAAAGTTCGCACTAAGAGCCTAAACCCAGAAGCACTTAGCATTCTAAACAAGATGCTAGAGTTAGCACGTGAGGTTGGAATCAAGGTTGACACTACTGCCATCCCAACAAAACTAAAAGAGTCTGAAGTGATCAATAAGTCATCTACTTACAATGCAGCTAAAGACCGTCTGCGTTACAAAGACTTCGCCAAGTTGTCTAAGATGAACAAGGGTGTAGCGGAAGAAGATGAAACCGATGATGTTGGTGATGTAGCCCACGTTGATGCTGACGCACATGATCGAATCAAAGCTACCGAACCACATCGCATTGTTGGTCAGTCTATAACTCATCCTCTAGAAGATTCTAGCGATCGTCGTCAGAAGATCCAATATGTTTCTGAAGAGCAGCTAGATGAGATCTCTCAGAAACTAGCAGGTAACTACTACGCTAAGGTTACACAACAGCACATTAAGAAGGTTGGTGGCGTTCGTCACAACATGTACGACCGTATTGAAAAGGATATGGGTAAGCAGCGCAAAGCTGGTGTTGAACGTGCGCTTGACCGTGTAATGGGTAATCGCAAGACTAACGAAGAACTTGTAGTTGAAGGTGCATACGAAAAGGCTGAAGAGAATAAGCGTTCAGCCGAGGCAGCTAAGAAGCAAGGCGATATGTTCGCTCACCATCTACACATGGCTGACCACCACGACAATATGGCTGAGTGGCATGCTAGTAAAGGTCGTCATGGTGAAGCCGATCGTCATGCTGAAAAATCAGAACAGCACCACGAAAAAGCAATGGCTCTAAAAGAAGAAACTACTCCATATTGGAAGAAGTCTTCTTGGATTAAGAAGATGTCACAAGCTGCTAAGCAAGAACGTCTAGCACGTGAGAAAAAAGAAGCCGAGCAGAAGAAACAAGTTAAAGAAGAAACTGGATTGTCTGAAGGGCAAACTGACGATTGGAAGAAAGTCCAATCAATGGACAAAGGTTCAGTTCTACAAGGTAAAGAAGGTGCAAGAAAGCGTCTTGCTTATCTGCAAGCTGTTCACGCTCACCACAAGAAGTATGGTAACGACACCAAGAAAGTACGTAAAGACATTGAGAACCTTAACCGTTCTCGTTTAGCTGAAGAAGCCGACGAGATTGTAGACGAGGATCTGAGAGATGCATGCTGGAAAGGCTATGAAGCTGTAGGCATGAAAGAAAAGAACGGTAAGAAAGTTCCTAACTGCGTACCTGTTAAAGAAGAAAACGAAGTTTGCCCAATCTGCGGTGAAGAAGAATGCACTTGCGAAAAAGATGATGAGCAACTAGGTGCGCACAACGCTAAAGGTTTCGACCCTTTCTTCGCTGAAGAAGCTGACGACGAAGTTGAAGATATCAGCGATGAAGAACTAGAGGGTATGGCAGATAGCATTAAAGATATTGAAGATGTTATCGACGCATACGACGACGATGAACTAGCTATCGTTGATGATGAAACTGGCGAAGAAATTGAAGACGATGCAGACGAGAAGATGAACGAAGCTGCGCTCATGGAAGTTCTATCTCGTATGGAACGTATGAAGGCTAAGGTTCGCATTGCTCGAAGCAAAGCAAAGCGTGAGCGTGCAACTAAGATTGCGCTACGCACATACTCAAGCACTGATAAGATTAACAAACGTGCACGTAGACTGGCTGTTCAACTAATGAAGAAGCGTCTTCTGCGTGGTCGCGATCTCGCTAAAGTATCGGTTGGTGAGAAAGAACGTATCGAGCGTACGATCGAAAAGCGTAAGAAAGCTATCGGTCGCCTAGCTATGCGCCTAGCTTCACGTGTTCGTGGTATTGAGAAGGCTCGTATGGCACACCAGAAATTTACTAAAGGAGCTCCTAATGTTAGCGTTTAAGGAATGGTTGGCTGAAGCCACTTACCAAGGTAAGGAAGTTCCACTTAACAAACCAATGAAGGGTGATGTTAAGAAGTCAAAAGTGTACGTTGATCCAGATGGCGACGGCAAAGCTACAAAGGTGAACTTTGGTGATAAGAATATGACTATCAAGAAACATATTCCTGCTCGCCGTAAGTCTTTCCGTGCACGACACAACTGCGAAAACCCTGGACCAAAAGACAAAGCAAGATATTGGTCTTGCAAGGCATGGTGATATAAATGGCAAAGCATTATATCGACGAATTTAATATTAACGTATCTCGTGAGATCGTTCAGGGAGTAAACTTCCTACACCGTGCGTTCATTAGCGGTACATTCTCTACTGAGCAGACTGTTTGGAACGCAACAACAATTTGGATTCCACCTTCAACAGCAACTACAATGACTGTTGTTTCCAGTAGCACTAGCGATACTGCTACTGGCACTGGCGCACGTACTGTTTCTATCGCTGGTCTAGATTCAAACTATGCTGAGATTAGCGAAACTGTTACGTTGAATGGTACTACTGCTGTTACAACATCAAAGTCTTATCTACGCATTCAACGTATGACTGTTGTTACTGCTGGTTCTACTGAGAGTAACGTAGGTACTATTACCATCTCAAACGCTAATCCACAAGGTACAATTCAGCCAAACGCAGGTCAATCTTCGTTTAGTATGTATACTGTACCAGCTGGTAAGGTTGCATACCTGCATGCTCTACACCTATCCTCTTCTAAGAGCACTGATGGAAAGTTTACACTTAGAACAAGATTAAATGGTGTTAGCCGTATCCGCCACTCTGCTCTTTTAACTGGTGAGTCTTATGACGTTGAGTTTACATACCCAACTGTATTACCAGAAAAAACTGACATCGAACTACGTGCAACAGCTAACACAGGTAACGGTATCGTGGCTGGTGCCTATGACCTGCTCATCATTGACAAACCAATCGTAACTATCGCTGGTACAGGCATTCCTGATCCAGTAGTATAAGGAATAATATGGACGAACTAAAAGCAACGCTGCGTGTGGCATTAGCCAACCACTTTGTAGCCTATTTCAAAGCCCAGTCTTACCACTGGAATATTGAAGGTGTACAATTCCCAACTTACCATGAGTTCTTCGGCGATCTGTATGGCGACTACTATGGTCAGATCGACACACTAGCCGAGTATCTACGTATCCTAGGTGATTACGCTCCTGTAAGCCTAATGGAAATGTACAACTACAAGACTATCTCTGAAGATGCTTCTAAGCCAGAGACTCTTATGGGTATGCTAGGTAACATTGGTGCAGCCAATCAAGAACTCATCACAAACCTAAATAAATTATTCGATGTAGCAACTGCAGCTAAAGAGCAAGGTATCGCCGATTACGCTGCTGGTAAATTAGACGCATATAAGAAACATGCATGGATGATTCGTTCATGCTTAAAGTCTGGGGAATAAAATGGAATACAAATCGTTCATGGAGGCTTTGAAAGGCAACCAACATAAGCTGGACAAGAATAAGAACGGTAAGTTGGATGCACACGACTTCAAACTTCTACGTAAAGAAGAAACTGAAGAACTAGATGAAGCAATGTCTCCTCAACAGAAGGCTGACTTCGATCGTATGATGGCTGGCGCTATGAGCCGTGCTGCATACAATGCTAAGTGGAAGAAACCACTAAAGTCTGATTCTAAAGTTATCTACGGTAAAAACGTCAAAGAAGAAGCCGAGTTGAGCGAAGAACATATCGTTCACGTTGATGATGGTAGCAAGTACGGCGAACAACCCCACAAAAAAGACGCTGACCATGTTATGGCTGGTGTAAAGAAGCATAATGGTAAGTTTGACGGGCACTCTGATAAAGGTGCATACTTCAAATTTAACTCTAAGAGTGATGCTGAAGGTTTTGTTCGTCACGTTAAAGCTGCTCCACACAAAACAGTTTATGCTGATCTTCACGAAGAAATTGAAGGTCTAGACGAAGCTGACGTTCAAGCACGTGCTGACTACAAACTAGACAAGTCTGGTCGTAAGTACCACAAGCAGATCCATTTCAAAGATGGCTCCAACGATGAGGCTAATGAGAAGAACGAAGTTCGTGAAGCCACTCAGTATGGGCTACCTTCTCACTCTCACGCACATGTAATGAAGAAGATTAAGTCAGGTGACTGGGAAGCTACTCATGACATCAAAGCTGGTCGTCATCTAGAGATTATCGACCACTCTAAAGGCGGTAAGCGCAAAACTATCCACGTTAAAGAGGAGTTCAATGTGAACGAAGAAATGACTGATACCCAGAAATCTGAACGTGAGCGTATTGTTAAGGGTATGAAAAAGAATATCGCTGGCTTCAAGGCTAAATACGGCGAGCGTGCAAAAGATGTTATGTACGCAACTGCTACTAAGATGGCTATGAAAGAAGAGTCTGAATTGGAAGAACAAGCTCCAGTTGCTCCATCTCTAGTTAAACACCGAATTGGCGTTACTGTGTCTGAACCTGACCACCCAATGGCGTCAAAGCGCAAAGAGAAGCAACTCAAGTTTGTTCGTGTTACTCATAGCGATGACAAAGAAGGTGCTCGTAAAGTTGGAGAGAAACATTTCGCCAAGAAGGGCTATAAAGTTCACGACTCTCACCACGCTGGCATGGTGAACGAAGAAACTGATCTAGAAGAAGGTTACGTTGTTCGTTACAACAATCCTAAGTCTGACAAACACGGAAGCGAGAGACACTTCGACGATCAAGCGTCTGCTCAGAAACACGCAGATCGTGGCAACTCTGTTGATAAGATTGGTGGTAAGTATACTGTCCACAAAACCAATGAAAAAGGTCACGATATGAAAGAAGAAGTCGAACTAGATGAAGCTGATCAACGTATTAAAGCATCTGATGTTAAGTCTGCAATTAAGAATGTAAAACAGGCTAGCGCACATACTAAGAAAATGATTAAAGCTAATCCGACTGAAAAAATGCCGCATGGCATGAGCAGGCATGCTGCTTATTCAGAAGAAGTCGAACTAGACGAAGCAGTCGAGTCTGGCAACAAAGGCTATGGCTATCACGGTCAACACGAGTCTGATGTTGCTGACAAGAAATACTCTGCAATGCACGCCAAGGTCAAGAAGGTTGCTGGCGAAGCTGGTCACCTACGTGACGCTAAGAAGCCAAATGTAATGGTCAAGCACTACCTAGACTCTCGTCATGGTCGTCACCTAGCTGGTAACGAACACGATCATGAATATATCAAGAAAGACTTCGGCAAGTTCAAGAAGTCATACAAAGAATCTGACTTCGCTAAAGAGTCTGTTGGATTCGACGAAGAAGGAAATCTAATGGCAGAAAAACTAACTTATGCTCAATTCATGGAGCAATTACTAGAATACACTCCAGGTCCAGGTGGTGTTACTCGTGTACAAGGTCGTTCATACGGCGCACAGTATCATGACCCAGAAGGAGATGACGATGCTGATGATAAACCAAAGAAGAAGGCTGAACCTGCTGTAAAGCGTGGTCGTGGTCGTCCTGCTGGTTCTAAATCTGGCGCAAATCAGAAGGTCACTTCTGGAAAATCATACGGTGGCATCGCTACCCATTCACTTCACCTACCAAGCTCTAACCGATAATCAAGGAGAACAATAATGGCTCTATGGTCTAACACTGATGCTGATGCATCTAAGCCAAAGTATCTAAACACAACCGACGCTGCTGCTACTAATGGCGTAAGCGTAACTGAAGCAACTCAAGCTGCTAACATTGCTAAGGGTATCAACACTCCAGGCTGGGTTAAGTATACAACTTACACTGACGCTCAAGGCAACACTCGTAACAAGTCTGAAGTTCTAGTTGCTATTAAGTCTATCACTGGCGACTCTGCTACTGATACTCTAGCTCCAGAACTAACTATCACTGGTCAACCAGCTTCAACTTCTGTTGTTGAACCAGCTACTGCGACATTCAGCGTAACTGCTACTCGCACTGGCACTGGCACTATCACTTATCAGTGGCAGAAGCAAGAAGGTGGAGCTGGCGCATGGGCTAACATTGCCGACGCAACAAGCAACACTTACACTACTGGCGCAACTACTGTTGCTGACGACAACGGCGACAAGTATCGTGTTCTAGTTTCTGTAACTGGCGCTGATACTAAGACTTCTAACGCTGCAACTCTAACTGTTACTGCAGCCTAATAAATAAATCATGAGAGGGGAAGGTTGGCTTCCCCTCATTGAATTGAAGGTTGTTAATGCTAAGTGATAAGTTGTGTGAGAATAACTTTCTTCTTTATGCGATGCACCACTATGATAATCCACAGTGCCACTCGCTAGAGGAGTTTGAAGAGGACTTGAAGAAGTTTCTCTATCTTAAAAAGTTATTGTCTCGTTATAAAAAGGATGGTGAGCTAAGAGAGCGTTTGATTCTCAATCACATCATCGTTCTGTATAATGTATTTGGTGATGCAGCAACCAACATGCTGTTTTATAAAATTGACGAAGAGTGTTGGAACTCTTTGGTTACGTTCTTAGTTTACCTTGAGCGTATGCCTGAATATGTTGCTGAACATTCAATTAAGTTGTCCGATGTTGTCTTAGATGAAAAGATAATTTCGGCTCTAAGGAAGATCTAATGTCGTCTAGAATTATCGATAACCTAATCGCTTACCGCATTCTTTATATGCTGGTCACTCCATTCAAGGAAACCAAGGCATATAAGCTAGGTATCATCGACGATAAAGGAACTAACCTACGCAAAACGAGCACTCTAAAGACTTCTGAAGAGCGTGACTCGTATACATACCTACATCGTCTGGTCTTCAACATGAAGAAGATTATCTCTAAACTTCCAGGTGGTGACTCAAAGCTGACTAACCTAGTGGCAGCACTATTTCTAGTCAAAGAATACTATGTCTCTAAAGACCGCACTACTTCTCTAATGGAACAGCGTCTTGCTCGTGTCCTTGAAGAAGTCAACAAAGGTGTTGTTCTGGTCGAAGAAGAGATTGAACTAGGTAAATTCCTTGCGCTTCAAGAAGAAGGCGAAGGTGGCGCACCAACAAACAATACGTCTGGTGCTGCAGTCGATCAACCAAAGATCGACAAAAAGAATATCAAGAAGTACCAACAAGTTGCTCGTCGCAGTAAGGTGGTGGCATAATGTGGATACTTGAGTGGCTTCCTTTCTGGATCTTCCATCTGATCACACTCGCTGGTGTTGTTGGACTGATCGCAGCGCAGTTCTTTAGTTTCATTCCTTTCGTTTCTCAATACAAGCTACCGCTACAAGTGGTGGCTATTGCCGCATTAGTGTTCGGCGTATATATGGAAGGTGGTGTAGCTAACCAAGAGCGTTGGGAAGCTAAGGTAAAAGAGATGCAAGTGAAGGTGGCTCAAGCTGAAGCGCAAAGCCAAAAAGAGAATGTAAAGATTGTAGAGAAGATCGTCACCAAGACCGAGTACTACCGTGTCAAAGGCGACGATGTTGTCAAATATATTGATCGTGAAATCGTCAAATATGATGATCAGTGTAAGATTCCTACTGAGTTCGTTCAAGCACTAAACAAAGCAGCGAGTAAAGAATGAAGTACGCACTAATCATCACCGCAATTTTGCTGACAGGCTGTTCAACAGTTGTGCCTGTAGCACCGAAGTTTCCTGATGTTCCAGAGGCTCTACGTAAACCTTGCCCCGACCTCAAGACACTTCCAGATAAAACTGTGCTAAGTGAAGTAGCTAAGACTGTGACTGGAAATTATACTCTATACCATGAGTGCTCCCTAAAGAATGATGCATGGAACGAGTGGTACCAAAAACAGAAATCAATTTACGAGGGTGTGAAGTAATGGCACTAGAGGTAGAAGTCGAAGTATTGAAGACGGTCGTTAGTAAGTTAGACCACTCAATTGAAAAGATTAGTCAAGTTTCCAACGACATTGGTCGTCTGCTTGCAGTTCATGATGAGCGTATCGACCAATTAGAAAGAGTTAGCGTAGCCAGAATGGAAGACATTAAGGAGTTGCATTCCCGTATCACTACAGGAAATCGTGAGATCTCAGAAAAGATCGACAACCTTGACCGTTGTTTAGAAGAGCGTATGCGTAAAGCAGCTGTTGCTTCTAAAGAACAACACGAAGAAATCCAGAAAGAAATCCAGAAAGACGTCAAGGAGATCTCAGAGCGTGTAGACACTCTAGAGAAATGGCGATGGATGATTCTTGGTGGTGCTGTTGCAGTAGGTTACATTGTAGGTAACATGGGATTCTTTGGTAAGTTCTTTGGTTAATCTCATCATCAACCCTAACACCGTTATTATGCCTTCTCGTCAAATCTTAATCAACTAATACTTGCAAATTACAAAATAGACTTGCTTTTTATATCCACTTAGGGTAAAATAATGGTTCTGAGTGGAGATTTATTATGCTTTACATTGATGCAAAGTATGCCCAATTTCTTGGCAGTCGCCTAAGAAACTTCAAAAAAGTAAACGACTACGTCTGGAACTATTCGTGTCCAGTATGCGGGGATAGTGCAACCAATAAGCTAAAGGCTCGTGGTTACATCTACCGTAAGAAGTCTGACTTGTTCGTGAAGTGCCACAACTGTGGCTACGGTTCAAACATTGGTAATCTTATCAAGCGTGTTGATCCATCCCTCTACGATGAATATGTGTTGGAGCGTTACAAAGCTGGCGCTACCCGATACAACGACCACAAAGAAGTGGCTCCGCTCATCGAAACCAAACCCAAAGAAGAACTGATCGTCGATGGCATTCTCGATTCGCTCAAGCGTCTCGATCTGCTAGACGTATCACATCCTGCAGTCAAGTACGTCATTGAACGTAAGATTCCTCGTGATAAGTGGAACCTGCTCTACTTTGCTCCAAGGTTCAAGAAGTTCGTGAACAGCGTTACGCCGAAGTTTGAAGAACCAATCAAAGGCGAACACCCACGTATGATCATCCCATACTTCACACCACACGGTAAGTGTTTTGCTTTTGGTGGTCGTGCATATGGTGACGAAGAACCTAAGTATTACACGATCAAAGTGGACGAAACTCAGGAGAAGATCTTTGGACTTGAACGTGTTGACTACAGCAAACGCATTTATGTGGTGGAAGGACCAATTGATTCTCTCTTCCTACCAAATGCCATTGCTGTGTCTGGCGCTAGTTTTGACACACCCACTATCCGTCAGTTACTTACTAACGCAACGATCGTAATGGACAATGAGCCTCGTAACAAGGACATCGTCAAACAACTTGCTAAGTATATCGACTTAGGGTATAATGTAGTGATGTATCCTGACAGCGTGCAGGAAAAAGACATCAACGATATGGTCAAGGCAGGTCGTTCACCAGACGAGATTCTTGACCTAATAAATACCAATACCTTCTCAGGTATGGAAGCAAAATTGAAATTCGCAGATTGGAGAAAGATTTGAAAGTTAAGCTAATTAGTTACAGCAAGCCCTCCCGTGCCATGTATGATGAAGGTCTAACAGATGCTCAGGAACTCATCGCATTTTGCGCACGTGTGAGTAACCCAAGCAACCAATTCAATATGGAAACAGCTGACAAGCTGATTCGTTATTTGATCAAACACAAACACTGGTCACCACTAGAAATGGTAAGCGCATGTCTTGAGATTGAAACTACTCGTGACATTGCTCGCCAAATTCTGCGCCACCGTTCTTTTTCTTTCCAAGAATTCTCTCAGCGTTACGCCGACCCTACCAAGGATCTCTCATTTGTCCTGCGTGAAGCACGACTTCAAGACGAAAAGAATCGTCAAAATAGTATTGAGATGGAACCTACCATTGGTAACGCAATGATTCAAGATGAGTGGAAACAACGTCAGTTGGATCTCATCGCTAAAGTAAAAGATACATATGAGTGGGCAATTAGTAAAGGTATTGCCAAAGAACAAGCACGTGCTGTACTACCAGAAGGTTTGACTGCCTCACGTATGTACATGAACGGTACGCTACGTTCTTGGATTCACTTTATTGAACTTCGTTCTGGACACGGAACACAAAAAGAACACATGGAAGTCGCTCGTGAGTGTGCAGCTGTTATCGCTGAAGCATTCCCAATGGCTACCGAATTTGTAAACAATTAAAAGTATAAAAAGGATTTTGTATGGAAGACATTGTGCATGGCATAAGGGTTGACTATTCCCGTGATGATTTGTTCGATGAACTCGGGAAAATTCGTCTTAAAGAAAGCTACATGAAAGATGATGAGACTTCACCACAAGAGCGTTTTGCTTATGTTTCGTCTAAGTTTGGCTCTAACCCTGAGCATGCTCAGCGCCTGTACGAATACTCAAGCAAACATTGGTTGTCTTATTCTACCCCGATCCTTTCCTTTGGACGCAGTAAACGTGGTCTGCCAATTTCCTGCTTCTTGAACTACATTGAAGATACTGCGGAGGGTTTAGTTGATAATCTTAGTGAAACTAATTGGCTTAGTATGCTTGGCGGTGGTGTTGGTATCGGTTTTGGTATCCGTTCGGCGGACGATAAATCTACTGGTGTTATGCCTCACCTCAAAATGTACGATGCGTCGAGTTTGGCGTATCGTCAGGGACGTACTCGTCGTGGCTCTTATGCTGCTTACCTCGACATTAGTCATCCAGACATTATTAACTTCTTAGAGATGCGCAAGCCTACGGGCGACCAAAACATGCGTACTCTGAACCTACACCACGGTATCAATATTCCTGATTCATTCATGGAAATCATTGAGCGTTGTATGGTTGATGCCGAGGCTGACGACTCTTGGGATCTGGTTGATCCAGCGTCACAAGAAGTTCGTGAGACTGTCTCTGCCAAAGAACTATGGATGCGTATTCTCGAAATGCGTATGCAGACTGGCGAGCCATACATCCACTTCATTGATGAGTCAAACCGTAAGCTACCAACTTGGCTCAAAGAGAAGGGTTTGAAGATCCACCAGTCTAACCTTTGCTCTGAGATCATTCTACCAACCAACGAGAAGCGCACTGCTGTTTGCTGCTTGTCTTCTCTGAACCTTGAGTATTATGATGAGTGGTCTAACGACCCACTGTTCCTGCGTGATGTGGCTGAGATGCTTGATAACGTGCTTCAATACTTCATCGACAATGCACCAAAGGAAATTAAACGTGCTAAGTATTCTGCAATGAATGAGCGTTCAATTGGCATTGGTGCTCTTGGTTGGCACGCACTGCTACAGAAGAAAGGTATCCCATGGGAATCGTCCATGGCTGTTGGTTTGAACAAGGCAATTTTTGCGGGAGTGAGAGGAAAGTTAGATGTCGCTAATAAAGAACTGGGACTGGAGCGTGGCGAGGCTCCTGATGCGAAGGGTACTGGTAATCGCTTTAGTCATCTTATGGCTATCGCTCCCAATGCTTCTTCTTCCATTCTCATGGGCAATACTAGTCCTAGCATTGAACCTTATCGTGCCAATGCTTATCGCCAGGATACTCTATCGGGTTCTCACCTGAACAAGAATAAGTTCCTAGATAAGATCATCCAAGCAGAAGCCACCAAGCATGCTGCTGGTTGGGCTGATGAAGTATGGCGTAGCATTATTGCCAACGATGGTTCTGTTCAACACCTTGACTGGATGACTGAATGGGATCGTGATGTCTTCAAGACTTCTATGGAGATTGACCAGCGTTGGGTTGTTCAGCATGCTGCTGACCGTCAAGAGTTTATTGACCAAGCGCAGTCGTTGAATGTGTTCTTCCGTCCAGATAGTCACATCAAGTATATCCATGCTGTTCACTTCATGGCGTGGAAGCTGAAGTTGAAGACTATGTACTACTGTCGTTCTGATAAGATCGCTAAGGCTGACAAAGTTGCTAAGCGTATCGAGCGTGAAGTTATCAAAGAGATTGACCTTCACGCCATGACTGGTGAAGAGTCTGTCTGTCTAGCCTGTGAGGGATAAAATGGATGCCTACGACATCTCTGATAAAATAAAGAAGTATTGGGCTGCTCTCTACCCAAAGAATAGTGGAGAGATGCCCAAACCGAAGCGTGTTATTAAAGTCATTGTGAACACCCCTGAAGGTTATCGTGAAGTGGTAGGCGTTTATATAAATGAAGACAGAATTGAATTAGTATTGGACAAGGAATAAGAAATGATTAAGAAAACAACAAGACTCACAGACGACCGCACATACTTCAAACCGTTCAACTATCCTTGGGCGTATGAAGCGTGGTTGAAACATGAGCAAGCGCATTGGCTGCACACCGAAGTGCCAATGGCTGAAGACGTTAAGCAGTGGAAGAAGTCTCTGACTAAAGAAGAGAAAGCGTTTCTTACGAACATCTTCCGTTTCTTCACACAAGGCGACATTGACGTTGCTGGTGGTTACGTAAACAACTACCTGCCATACTTCAAGCAACCAGAAGTTCGTATGATGCTTCTTGGTTTCGCTGCACGTGAAGCACTCCACATCGCTGCTTACTCTCACCTGATTGAAACACTGGGTCTTCCTGATACCACTTACAATCAGTTCCTAGAGTATCAGGAGATGAAGGATAAACACGACTATGTACTCGACATTAGTTCGAAGAACGGTACTCTTGAATCGACTGCGACACACATCGCCGTATTCTCTGCTTTTACTGAGGGTATGCAGCTGTTTAGTTCTTTTATCATGCTGCTTAATTTCCCTCGCCATGGCATCATGAAAGGTATGGGACAGATCGTTACTTGGTCTATCGTTGATGAAACGATCCACACCGAGTCAATGATGCAGTTATTCAAGACCTATATCAAAGAGAACCCAGAGATCTGGAATGACGAACTGAAAGCAAAAATCTACACCATCGCTGAGAAGATGGTAGAACTAGAAGACAAATTCATTGACTTGTCTTTCGCTGGTGGCGAAATGCGAGACTTGAAAGCTGAAGACGTTAAGCAATATATCCGCTATATTGCTGACCGTCGATTGATTGGTTTGGGAATGAAGGGTATCTTCAAAGTTAAGAAGAATCCCCTACCGTGGGTTGAGGAAATGATTAACGCACCTGTCCATGGTAACTTCTTCGAGAACCGAGTTACCGACTACGCTAAAGGTGCTCTAACAGGTTCTTGGGATGATGTATGGGGGAAGGCTGCGTAATGGCAACTAAAATGTTCGAGTGCGAAGAATGTGGTGCTCGTGGTAAAATCATTCTGAAGTCAGAAGAGAGACTGGAAGATATTGTTTATTGTCCAGTCTGCTCGGCGGACATCTATGAAGAAGAGGATTACGACGAAGAGGAATAAATAGTCCACTATGTGGACTTTTGAAAACGAAATCGTTGAAACCCTCCCTGATGACTGCGTTGGCTTTGTATACCTAATCGTAAACAGAGCCAACGGTCGCAAGTATATCGGGAAGAAACTAGCGAAGTTCTCAAAGACAACTACTAAGACTGTCACACTGAAGAACGGCACTAAGAAGAAAAAGAAAGTCAGAAGTAAGATTGATTCTGACTGGCAAGATTATTATGGCTCTAGCAATGAGCTAAGCAAAGACATAGAACTCTTGGGTAAGGAAAACTTCACCCGAGAGATTCTGTTCTTCTGTAAGTCCAAAGCAGAGTGCTCATACATTGAGGCACGTGAACAATTTATAAGGAAGGTATTGGAATCGGACGATTACTACAATAACAACATCATGTGTAGAATCCACGGTTCTCATATCAAGGGCAAATTATGACGTATCTATTATTCGCAACAGCTTTAGGTTTATCTGCGGTTGCTGCTTACTATTCGATCATGGGTCTGGTTGCGATCTTCGCAGCTGCAGCCGTACCCATCTTCATAATGGGTTCGTTGTTAGAGATTTCAAAGTTGGTAGTGGCTTCTTGGCTCTATCGCTCTTGGAAACAAATCCCGAAACTAATGATGGGTTACTTCACCATTGCGCTAGTCGTACTGATGATGCTAACTTCCATGGGTATTTTCGGGTATCTGTCTAAGGCTCACTTGGACCAAGCAGTACCAACTGGTGAGGTATCAGCAAAACTGGCTCTCATCGACGAAAAGATAAAAACAGAAAAGGAGAACCTAAATGCAAGTCGTCAAGAACTTAATCAGCTGGATCAGCAAGTTAATCAAACCCTCAGTCGAACAACCGACGCAGGTGGAGCAGAAAGAAGTATTGCCATCCGTAGAGGACAGCAAAAAGATCGAGCAAGAATCCTCAACGAAATTGGAACAACCCAAACCAAAATCGCAAAACTCCAAGAAGAACGTGCACCGATCGCCAGCGAAGTCCGTAAAGTCGAAGCCGAAGTTGGACCAATCAAATACATCGCCGCCCTCATCTACGAAGAAGCAGCCAGCGAAGACATCCTCGAAAAAGCAGTAAGAATTGTCATCATGATGATCGTGCTAGTGTTTGATCCACTAGCCGTTCTTCTGTTGATTGCTGCCAACTGGCAGATGAAGAAAGATAAGGAAGACGCTGCACCACCTGTGGCTTCTTTCCCTAAAGCAGTAAATGATCAGATTACCGATTCAGTGACTCAGGCTAACAGCACCGAAGTGGTGCCTGTCGAAGAACCTGAACCTATAGTCGTTCATGAAGAACCAAAGCCTCTACCACCAGAAGCTAAATCAATCCTCCACAAATTCTTTCACACGGACAAGGTAAAAGTCAAAGATTCTATCAAGGTTGAACCACAAGTAACTATTGAGCAAGAAGTTGATGCTCTGCAACCTCACGAAAAACCTGTCGAGTATGATTCTTTAGGTAGAAGAATTACTCCATAATATGAGAATACTAAATATATGCATAAGTATGAATGTAAAATATGCGGGAGATTGAACGAGATACTTAATGAATGTGTAGAGTGTAACATACTACCGTCACTCTCCCTTGTCGAAGATATTATGTCCTTATTAACAATTACTCTAAACAGGGCATTAGATGAACAAGAAGATCGCAGCAGCGGTGCTTTTTGTCATGACTATATCAACAGCGATTGCGGAACCAATCGTAACTGATTCGACCAGTAGAAGTTATTCTGACACCAACTCAAGTAACACTACCACCATAAAATCGCCACCACCAACTGCAGTGGCGCCAGCAATTACAACTATTAACAACGACGTTTGCGCCACAGCAGCATCTGGTGCAGTACAAACACAGATTCTTGGTATCTCTTTGGGTACTACAGTTCGTGATATGAACTGCGAAAGAATCAAACTCTCCAAGAACCTGTATGACATGGGTATGAAGGTAGCAGCTGTTGCTACTCTCTGCCAAGATGATCGTGTTTTCCAAGCTATGCTAGACGCTGGCACACCTTGCCCAACTCAGGGTAAGATCGGTGAGCAAGCGAAAGAACTATGGAAAGTTAAGGGTCGTATCAAAGAAGACGACACTGTCATCCAGACCAAAGAGAAAGCTAAGGAAGAGC